GAGCGTGACGTCCACGGCTACGACGACGCGGTATCGGTAAGCAATTTCCGCCGGCACGCTGGCACGTTTGGTGGCAGCTATCCCCGACGATGGTCCGTTGGCACCGTATTCGCGCAGCGCAGAGATTGTTGCGTTCGCGGCCAGGCGTGAGATTTGTGTGGAACATGCGTTGGTTGAGTTGGTTAATGCGGCTTTGTCGCATGGTTTAGATCAGGAGGTTTGATAGGTATGGATGTTTACGTCATGGATGTTGAGGTAGACGCCTGCGGAGGCGACTACGTGGGTGCAACGCAGGTGTATTCAAGTCTTGAAGCAGCGGTAGACGGGCTCAATGACTGGTTGATGGACATGCTGATCTATGTGCAGGAAGCGCACTACGACGAGTCAAGTTTAGTTGATGCCGCCGGTGAGGTTTCGTTTGTCGGTAACGATCTGCTGGTTTCTAATGGGCCGTGGCATGGGGCTGACTTGACATGGGGTATTAACAGGCATCAGGTACGGGAGGTTTGATTGTGTTGCACGTTTATGTGGCAGGGATCGAGCTAGAGACACCTGGGTTTACCGGTGGTTACTGCGCTGTGAATTACACAGCGCAGGGCGCAGAGCAGGAAGTTTTGGACTGGTACGGGCGGATGTGCAAAACCGTCCCTGATTCGTTCGACATGCTTGATTACGACGACGATGTTGCTTCGTTTTATTGCTGGCGTATGCCTGTTAATGGTCAACCACAGGAGGTTTGAGCATGACAACAAAGCTTTGGGCTGAGGTAGGTATCTGGAACGCCGGCGAACCAGCACTCTTGGTTATGCAAGGCGAATACGACGACGACGGGCAGATCGTAGACACACCTACCGTGCTACACGATGTGGCACTAGACGCCCAGGAGGATGTTGACCGCGACATGCTGGAACTGCCGTGGCAAGAGCCTTTGGCCGCGCTGGGATACCGACGTGTGCCCGGCAGCAATCACGAATATCTGCCCTATTCGGTTGCCTTTGATATTGAGGAGGTTTGAGGATGTTTGACCCCGACGAATGGGATGTCATCAAACTGTCCTGGTCACTCATCGAATTCGACCCCTACGAGCCCGAATGGGAAGGTTTGGCATGACCCGGTACAGGATCGGGGACACAGTAGTTGACCCCACCTACCTACCACACCACCGGATACAAGGTGTGGTCACCGCTGTGGCACACGGCATGATACGTGTGCATTGGCATCTGTCAGATGAATACGAATGGGTGCCGGCGACAGACATAACAAAGGCTTGAACTTGACTCAAGGTTCCATAACACGTATTATGAAAGGGTAAAAACAACAACATACCAGGGGGGAAATCATGGAAGATAACATGAACGAGAAACCACCAGAACTATCCCTTGCGGTAATAGAAGCTTTGAAAGCGCAAGGCTACACACAGTCAGACATAGCCCGCATGTTCGACAGGACACGGCAAGCGGTGTCCTGGCACAAACACACCTACAACGGTTCGCTCACAGTGCGGGAAGAAGCCATGAAGCACTACCCGTGGAAAGTGAAAGGGGAGCAGTGTTACACGTCCCCGTACCGGTTGTCCCGTGACCATCTCGAATACATGGCTACCGCCGGCAAAGGTATGAGCTCCCGCAAACTTGCGGCGCTGCGAACCTTCTACACCAAGATCCAGCAAGGTTTCGTGCTGGAACACGACCCGAACCTGCCCCCAGAACCGGGGTTTTGCAACAAAGGAGGTTTCGCTTGGAGGAAACACAGAAGCTCGGACGGGGATCTCATCATCAGGGTCAACGAGCACACCCAGTTGACAGAGCAAGCCCACCGGCTGTGGAAGCTCCCACCCCAACTTCCTTAGATTTTTTGTTGTCAGATCCACGTGTTTTAATCTTCGCCCCGGCACAGGGCGGAGAAGTGGAAGAACACATGAAACTGGAAGAAGGTTTGAGCTATGCCAACCCGCATTGGATCTTCGCCGGCGAACGAAACCACGGCGAAGGTTTCGTGTACCGGAGTGTCCTCGTCGCGGACGACGACCCTGAATACCTGGCCGTGAAACAAAGGTTTGACGGGTTCACTGTGACACACAGAGAAGTCATCGAGGATGAGCAGATGATGTTCGGTCACGGTGAACTGACCATTTTTGGGAAGGTTTGAGATGCACAGGTCGGTGTCCCAACTGAAGCTGTATGAGCGTTGCCCTTACGCCTACAAGCTTTCCCGCATCGACAAGGTTTGGTCTAGGCCGGCTGCTTGGTTAGCCCAAGGCTCGGCGGTTCACGAGGCTGCTGAAGCCTACGAGCGATCCGGTCGAACCATGACCCTTGAAACGATGCAGGATGTGTTTAGGGAGTCCTACAGCCGGCACATCGAGGAAGCCTGTCAGGTCACACCGAACTTCGAGTTTTGGTTCAAGTCCGGCCCTTACGGTGGTGAACTTGACATTGAGAGGCGTTACTCGATTGGTTTGGATCAGTGCGAAAAGTACATTCGCTGGTATGCAGGTCATCCGCAGGAAGTTATCTGGATCGCCCCAGATGGAAGCCCAGGTATCGAACTAGGTTTCGATATTGATTTGGATGGTGTTCTGGTTCGGGGGTTCATTGATGCGGTGATCGACACTCCGGAAGGTTTGGTTGTTAGGGACAACAAGACCGGGGCTCAACCCGGTGACTCGTTCCAACTCGCTGTGTACGCGGTGGCGTTAGCGGAGCAGTACAACATTGTGCAGCCCACAACAGGGGATTATTGGATGGGGAAGTCGGGGAAACCGACTGTTCCTTACCGGATCGGGGAGTGGACGCGGGAACGGGTCAGAGAAGCGTTCCTGAGGCTTGAGGAAAACATTCAAGCCGAAAGGTTTGACCCCGACCCAGACCCGAAGAAGTGCGCTTTCTGTGATGTGAACTGGGCTTGCAGATACGCAACTTGACATTAGGAGAACAGTGTTCACCCTCAACCAATCACTACACGTCAAAGGGCACTCCGGTGACCCCCTACCCGCAGTGTGGAAAACACTTGAACAGAAAGGAACGAACTTCCTACGCGGGCAACTAGCGTTGATTTGCGCCGGCCCCGGCGTCGGCAAATCCGCGCTCATCCTCACCTACGCACTCAAAGCCAAAATACCCACCCTGTATTTGTCAGCAGACTCCGACGCTTTCACCCAACTATCCAGAACCCTGTCAATCCTCACAGGGAAACCGTTATCCGAAACAACGAACATGGTTCGCGCAGGCAACATCGGGGACGACGGAAAAAAGTTCGACGGCATACCCATCAGGTTCGTCTATGACGCATCACCTGACCTGGGGAGGATCAAAGAGGTTCTGAAATCGTATTGGGAACTCCAAGGCGACTACCCGGCTTTGTTGATCGTGGACAACATCACCAATGTTCGTACCGGCGGTCAGGAGAACGATGAGAACCCTTTCGCCGGGTTGGAATCGTTGATGGATTTCCTGCACGACAAAGCCCGCAAAACAGGATCCTGCGTAGTCGGTTTACATCATGTCACGGGTAAGTACAACGATGCTGAAGGCCATGTGCCTTTGTCGGGTGTGAAGGGACAACTGGCGCGTGTGCCGGAAATGGTTTTGACGCTTCATAAAGTGAACGAACCGTTGGGGCCGGCTTCCCTGCGGATTTCCACTGTGAAGAATCGGGCGGGTAAGGCTGATCCTTCCGGTTTCGATTATGTGGCGTTGGATTTTTGGGGTGACACTATGACCATTAAGGACAGATCGTGAACTTGGATGTTTTGTTGACTTTTGCTTTGTTCATTTGGTTGGCGAATGTGTTGCTGATCGCTTGGGTGGTTTCCCGATGATTCAGTCGATTTTGTTGGCGTTGGCTGTAGCTGCCGGGTTGAAATTGTGGTCTGACTGGTACCGGTCACGGCAGCTCGATGAGGCGATCCGGAGGATCCTCGATGACCACGAAACGTAAACCGGGGCACCGGTCACAGGATCGCCGGCATAAACGTAAGAACTGTATTGATTGTGTTGATGAGGGGATCACGACTGGTAGGAAGGCACCGCATCCTGGGCCTCGTTGCGCCACCCATCATCGCGCTATCCGCGCTAACCGCCGCAGCAGCACTCAAGAGCAGCGGTGGATGCAGGTTTACGGCATCAGCGGTGACGAGTACTGGGCGATCTACCGCTACCAAATGGGAAGGTGTTTCATCTGCCAGCGTGCCACAGGTGTTAGGCGAAAGCTGTCCGTTGACCACTGTCACAAAACAGGTGTTGTTAGAGGACTGTTGTGTTCTACCTGCAACTCGAAGATATTGGGTCACGCCAGGGACGAGATTGCGTTCTTTGAGCGGTGTATCGACTATTTGACTGACCCGCCAGCTGTTCGTGTTATTGGTGAGCGGATCACTCCCGACATGCAAACTTGACAATAGGAGCATAGGATTTGAGGATAGGAAGTCTCTGCACAGGCTACGGCGGCTTAGACATGTCTGTGCATAAAGTCTTAGGAGGCGAACTGGCTTGGTTCGCTGAGTTCGACAAACACCCTTCAACTCTGCTTGCCGAAAGGTTCCCCGACGTACCCAACTTGGGGGACATAAAACAAATCAATTGGTTTAACTGGAAACCGCTGCTTGAGGTTGACGTTCTGGTGGGAGGCTACCCATGCCAACCATTCAGTGCAGCAGGGAAACGAAAAGGAGAAAACGATGAAAGACACTTGTGGCCTTACATCAGGGAAGCCGTTCGCGTACTTCGACCCAGATACACGTTCCTTGAGAACGTGGCAGGGCACAGGTCTATGGGGTTCGGAACAGTTTTGCGGGACTGTGCCGAAGACGGGTTCGATGTCAGGTGGTGTTCTGTACGAGCTTCCGACGCCGGAGCCCCGCATCGAAGGGAGCGACTTTTCTTCTTGCTTACCGACTCCTCGAACATCTGACAGCACAGGGGCCGGCAAGCATGGTACCGGCGGTATGGATTTACGCACAGCCGTCGCACTTCTACCGACGCCCCGGGTTAGGCATGGAGACAGCTCAGAATCCGGCCTGCGCCGTAATAGTCCTGGCATTGAAGCGGTCACCTACCACTTTCCTGAAGCGCAGTGGGGCAAGTACGAACCTGCGATCCGACGCTGGGAGCAACTGACCCGGCCAGCGCCACAACCCACCGAACCCAACAAAAACGGAAAACCGCGACTCAACGCAGCATTTTCCGAATGGATGATGGGACTACCAAAAGGATGGGTTACAGACATAAACATCCCCTACGGTGCGAAACTCAAACTACTAGGGAACGGTGTAGTACCTCAACAAGCCGAACTAGCCTTACGTCATTTACTTGACATTGGGTAACCACAGGGGCAGATTCAAATGGCAAAAACACACAAGATACAAAGGAAACCTCAAAACGTATTGGACAAACCCTGACAGGCGACACAACAAACACAGGAAAACACCATTGATAACCCAAGCGATCCAATACCTCACCCCAGGGTGGGAACCGCCCGCCGACAACGGAAAGAAATGGGTACACACCCTGTGCCCATTCCACCCCGACTCCATCAAATCAGCCGCAATCTCCTACCAACTAGACGCCTTCAACTGTCTCGGCTGCGGAGTCAAAGGCAACCCGGTGACGCTGATCGCCACACAGAAAGGAATCAACTATTCATCAGCTAAACGAATCGCAGAGACACTATCTGCTGCAAGCGGCCAAACGCTACCACCAAAGCCTACCCGCAAGCCCAGCATCAGAGTATTTGACGACTAGAGGGCTGCAAAACCCGTCAATCGGTGACAGATACAAACTCGGATATGTCGAAGATCCAATGCCGGGTCATGAAATGTTTCGCGGATATCTAGCAATCCCGTATCTCAGGCCGGCGGGGGTTATAGCGATCCGTTTCCGATGCCTACAAAACCACGAACACCAAGGGCACGGCAAATACATGTCAGTGGCAGGCGACAAACCGCACCTATACAACACCGCAGCACTCATGCAACAAACACCTGCGGTGGCGATCACAGAAGGTGAAATAGATGCGATAACCGCCGACCTGTGCGGAATCCCGGCAGTAGGAGTGGCCGGCGCTCACGTATGGCAACCACACTTCCGCGACCTGTTCCTCGGATACCGGGACGTGTACGTGCTGGCCGATGGTGACCCGGCAGGGCAGCAGTTCGGAACAACCATCGCTGAACAGTTGCCGAACGCGAAAGTCATCCCCATGCCGCCGGGGGATGACGTGAACTCGCTGGTTGTCAATCACGGCAGGAACGCTTTAATCGAAAGGATGAAATGAAACAGGTGATTGTTTACACGCAGCCCGGATGCCTGCCCTGCAAACGGGTGATTGACAAGATGTGGGATGCGGGGATTGATCCGGAGATTATTGATATCAGCCGCGATCTAGTGTCAAAAGATTATTTGACCCGATGGTTGGGTGCGAAGTCAACCCCTGTTATTGAGGCTGACGGGTTCGACCCGGTTATCGGCTATCAGCCTGACAAGTTGAAGGAGATTATCGGTGCGTTTGGAAATTAACTTCACGGTGGGTATGGAGTTCCCGAAGTGGGTTGAGCGGATCCACGACTATGTTTGGTCAGAAGAAAGTGAAGAAGATGCTGATTAGACGTAAATCCACCTTGACTGGTGTGGTTCGTGAAATGGATTTACCTGTCACAGAGAAGCAGATCAGTTTATGGAAGGAAGGGGTGTTCGCGCAGCACGCCTTCCCCGATCTGACACCTGATGAGCGTGAGTTCATCAAGACCGGAATCACGGCTGAGGAATGGGATGAGGCTTTCAGTGAGTGAACCTAAAACTGTCGCGGAGCTACTGGACGCCGCCCAGGACGGGGAACAGTTCGGTGCCGTGGTGATGGACATTTTCGCGGCGTTGGAGAAGTTGAAGTGGAAAGAGCAGGATGACGATGAGTGACCCTATTTCCCCTGACCACTACCAGTTCAACCGAATCCAAGTTATTGACCTCACCGAACAACTCAACTTCTGCCGGGGCAACGTAGTGAAATACGTTGCCAGGGCAGGAAGAAAAACAGACGAACTAGAAGACCTTTACAAAGCCCGCTGGTACTTGGACCGCGAAATAGACAGGCTGGAAAATTGAGTAAACGAATCTTCGTTATCTCCGACACCCAAATCCCCTACCACGACCGTAAAGCACTCAAAGCGGTCATCAAAGCCGTAGGTGACCTGCAACCCGACGAGGTAATTCACATCGGGGATTTGATGGATTACCCACAGCCGTCCAGGTGGAACAAAGGAACCGCCGGCGAGTTCGAGGGATCTGTGTTCGCTGACTCCGAACAAGCCAAACGGATATTCCTCGAACCGCTACGCAAAGTATATGCAGGCCCAGTCGGTGTCCACGAAGGCAACCACGACGAACGGCCACGCACCTACCTAGCCAAGTATGCGCCAGCACTCGCGGAGTCAGGGGCGTTCAACCTTGACACCCTACTTGACTTTAGGCAGTATGAGATTACAATGTTACCTGAGTTCAACAAGATCGCTCCTGGGTGGATCACCACCCATGGGCATCGGGGCCAGATCAGCTTGTCCAGGGTTGCCGGCAACACCGCGTTGAACGCGGCAGTGAAGTTCTCGACAAGTGTGGTGATGGGTCACACACACAGGATGGGTGTCTGCTCGAAGACCAACGGTTTCGCCGGGAACATCACCCGGCAGATCACAGGTGTTGAGGTTGGTCATTTGATGAACCAGAAACTCGCCCAGTATTTGAAGGGTGGGACGGGTGACTGGCAGATGGGGTTCGCCCTGCTCACCGTTGATGGTGGGCATGTTAAACCGGAGTTGGTTCCGATCACGAAAGGAAGGTTCACAGTTGATGGTCACACATGGGAGGTCTGACTTGACAGTAGGTAACCGGATTGAGGAGTTGGCTGATCTGATCGGTAAGGCCGCTAAAACTGTGGCTTATCAGTGGCCCACGGTGGTTGATGAAGACGACATTCAGCAGGACATCACTTTGCATCTGATGGAACGTCCAGGCTCATTGGACAAGCTGCTAGATGAGTTCAGCCCGAAGGATCGGCTGAACGCGATCATCGCTATCGGGCATCAGATCGCTTCCAAAGAGCGGCTGGACTACGAGGTTTTCTCGGGCAATTTCCGGTACTCGGTCAACGAAGTGAAACGGATGCTGGAAAAGGGAGGATTGCGCGGCAACTCCACTAAATCGTCTGCGTTCCAAGACCTTCACCAATCCCTCGATGGAATCAGCCAAGAGTATCGGGAATGCTTATGGTCTAAGTATGTGCAAAACATCACTCCCACATCTGGATACGACAAAACCCAGGTGAGTCGCGCTCTGGAAGCCCTCACAACGGAAATGAACCGGTCCTTCAAAAACCAGCCGAACGCCGGCCCTGGGAGCCGCGCAAAGATCAGTGCAGCCAAAGCCCGACAGATATCGAAAACCGATTGGGACGACGACAGCAGCGAAGCCGTGCAACGGCTTCAAAACCAAGCCAGGGCTAGTGGACGGTGAACGAATACATCGACCCGCAAACCGGGCTCAACAACATCGACCTGATCCTCGAAGACCACAGAAAAGCTAAACAACTGGACATTAGGGAACCGGAGGAGGACAATGAATATCATTGATCCTGTATTCAACGGGATGGGCAGATCGGAGCTTTACCGCTCACTGATCTTCCCCGATCTGTTCCCCCATGAGAAACCAATGCTGGTTAACAACTGGCCTCTCGATGACCTCCAAATGTACTGCGGAGGCACCTACATGATGATGAAAGAGATTGCATGACTAACTTTGGACCCACAGGGCAACTCGTTTACGAACGCACCTACAGCCGAACCCTCCCAGACGGCACAAAAGAAACCTGGCCGCAAACCGTCGAACGGGTAGTAGACGGCAACCTCGCCTTGGTCGATGAGCGTTACCAGCTTGAGGATGAACGCCAACAGTTGATCGACATGATGCTCGACTTCAAGATCCTGCCCGCTGGCCGGCACTTGTGGGCGTCCGGTGTGAAGAACGCTGAACACCTGTTCAACTGCTGGGTTGCCGGGTGGACCGATGAGCCCGCCGATCACTTCGAGTTCACCTTCATGCGGTTAATGGAGGGCGGCGGGGTAGGTGCCAACTACAGCAACAAGTATCTGTCCCGGTACCCGTTGGTGAAGCAGGCACTCAAGGTTGAAATCGTTTGCGACCCGGAACATGCGGACTACGACGACATGAAAGCTGCCGGGTTGCTGTCGGAAACCTATGACCCGGACTGGTTCGGGGCGTTCAAGATCGAGGACTCCCGCGAGGGGTGGGCTGCCGCCTTAGTGGATCTGATCGACACCCACTACAACCCTGTTGTCGAACATACCAACCGTGTGTACGACGTGTCCCGTGTCCGATCCGCAGGCTCCAAGCTGAAAACCTTTGGTGGTAGGGCTTCCGGGCCTTTGCCGTTGGCGAAGATGCTGATTGATGTTTCGCAGGTGTTCAACCGCTTGGCGGTTGACCTCGAAATGCTTGACGGTATCTCCGCTATGGAAATCGACCACGCAATCGCGCAGTGCGTTGTCGCTGGCGGTGTGCGGCGATCCGCACGAATGGCAATGATGCACTGGGCTGACCCGCAGATCGAAAAGTTCATCGACATCAAGCAGCAATCTTTGTCGCACTGGACAACCAACATCAGTGTTGAGGTTGATGACAAGTTCTGGTATCAGGCCCAGCAAGGTTCCGCATGGTTAGCCGCCCGGGTACTGAAAGCCCTATCGCGGGGCATGGTGAACAACGGAGAACCGGGGTTCTGGGACTCATCCCTGTCCAACGTCGGTGAACCCAACGAGGTTGTCTGCACCAATCCTTGCGGCGAAATCACCTTGGAGCCGTGGGAGCCGTGCAACCTGGGGCACGTCAACTTGGCCGGGTTCGTGGACGAAAACGGCAGAGTGGACACCTTTGGGATGGACAAGGCGCACCAGTTGATGACCCGGTTCCTCATCCGGGCCACCTTCTCCGCTGTAGGCGACCCGAAATCCCGTGAGGTTCTTGACCGCAACCGGCGCATCGGTGTCGGGCACTTCGGGGTTGCCTCATTCCTCGCTATGTCGGGGCTGAAGTATTCCAAAGCCCCGGACAGCCGGGAGTTCCAAGCTTTGCTGAATCAGCTTGCAACAACGGTGGATTACTCGGCTTCGGCGTTCTGCCACGAACTCCGAATCCCTGTGCCGGTCAAGAAGCGCACCATCGCACCGACAGGCACTATCGCCAAAATGCCTGGTGTGTCTGAGGGAGTACACCCCATCTTTGCGAAGTATTTCATCCGCAGGGTGCGGTTGTCGAAGGTGGACCCCGATCAGGTGATGATGCTGAAGCAGTACGAGGCTGACGGGTTCGAGGTTGAGGACTGCATGTACGCAGCCAACACCGCTGTCATCTCCATCCCCACAAAGGACACGCTTGTTCAGGCTGTCACTGACAGGTTCGGGGATGAAGGCGAAAGCATTGTGGAGGCTGCCAGTGATCTGCCGCTTCATGACATGCTGCGATTCCAGGCGTTGTATCAGGCTTATTGGGCTGACAACGCTGTCAGCTTCACAGCGAATGTTGATCCGCAGCAATACAGTTCGGATCATGTTGAAGAGCAGATACGGCAGTTCGCCGGAAGGCTAA